ATGTTCCAACAAAGTGTCACGAATTAGTTGATGCCTTGATTTTCTCATTTTGTATAGCGGTAATGATGTCTTCAATTTCATGGATTGCGGTAATGCACTCCGCAATAGCTTGATCTTTTTTACCTTCAAGCATTAGGTTGTAAGCGTTTTTAAGCGCCTTTTCTGCCATCATGCAGGGATAAGCATAGTCTTTTATCTGTTCAATTTTTTTTGTTTGATGAACAAGGTACATCCCGTCCTCATCTAGCGCCGCTGCCTTCTTGCTTTGATAGCCTGTCATCACTTACTCCAAATAAAAAATGAAATCAGCGTAACAGCAACGCAGACAACCAAGACGGATATAAGCGCCTTGACAGTGCCAATAGTGTCGGAATATGGGTCAGTGTCAGTAATCTTGCCGTGGTTAATGTATGCCTGATTAGTGGTTTCCCTGTGCTGCTTTCTTATAGCGCAGTCTTTGCCTTGGGTGCAGTTTCCATTAGCGTCGCAACAGTTAGTCATTTGGCACGCTCCTTGAGCATTATGTCCGCCCATTCATAACAACTTCCGCAAACTTTTTTTACTGTTATATCCCCTTGGCTTATAACTAAACTAATTTCCGGCATAGATAATTGTGCTTGCATAGCTAACCCTGCGTAATAATCCCGCATGGTCATATCCCGCGCAAAGCCGCCTGTCTTGACCATCCAGTCGGTGTACTCTTTTGCTATCTCTACGTTGTCTTTCATTTGTACTCTCCTAAACGTGTATTCAAACGCTCAATGCGGTTCATATTCATGTCGAGCACTGCCGCAGCGTACTCGACTGCGGCCTCTGCCTCAAGGCGGTCTAAATGGGCGCACGCAAGCTCACGTTGGATTACTTCGGCTGGCGTTAACTCTCGGTAATAATCCTTTAAAAATTTAAGAAATCGCATACCACTCCCTTTCCGCACGTTTAGCCATGGACTTTACGGTCTTACCTGTCAACCCAACTAAACCTTCACGCTCCATTTCGGGCAAGCGCCTGGCTACCTGATTGCCATCAAGCACCGCAAAGAAAGCAATCCCGTCTTTACCTAACGGGCCTTGCTCCTGCAAAGTTTTAAGTATTAAAGCGGCATGGGCTTTGGCAAGGTCTTTTGCTTGGTCAGCCGCTTGCCAGCTCGTTATCGGGTCAAGGTTTCTAGCGCGATAATGTTCCATGATTTTTCCTTAAAAGGGTACGGAATCATCATCTTTAGGAAATCCATCATCCTTTGGTCGTGGCTCATTGATGTAAGCCCATCCGTCCCAGCCGCCAGCGACTAATGGCACGTTGTCAATTTTTAGCATATCGCCGGACTTGGTTTCAATGATTGACCCAATGCGGGCGTAACGGTTTTTGGCTACTCCTTGGGCATTTGTGTATTTGCCGCTAATTACAGAAATTTCTTTTTTGATTTTGGACATGATTAATTACCTTCAATGATTGAGTTAAGTTGTTGAATTTGAACGTTTACTTCGGATAAAAAATTGACAATTTCCGATTCCATTTCTTGAATAAAAGCATCATCACGGGAAACCCGTTTAACAAATAGTTGCGCTTTAGCTGGCATCCTGGGGTCAAACACAACATAGTCGCACCAATGGCGGCCCGTGCAAGCCATTTGGAATTGCATTTGTATGTTGTACTTGCCAGGCACTTTGCCGGTTAATAACGTGTCAATCATGGTCGCCGTGTTTGGGCATTTGATTTCCACTAGGCCATCAGGCCCGACAAGGCCATCAGGCGAGGCTCCAGCCCACTCAATTAGCGGGTGGGGCACAAACCCCACTTCCTCAACCATCACGCCGGTTTTGGCTTCATACGCTGCTCTAGCGAATGGTTCTTGCTCAGTACCCCATTCCATAGCGGCGTTGGTAAATCCTTCCGCTTTTGTTTTGGTCAGGTTTTCACAGACCAATTGCGCCATGTAGTTGTCGCGTGATGCCGAATAGCCGGTCTTGGTCTTAGCCATTAGGTCGGCAACCCTGCTGGCGGTTACCTTGCCTATGCGGGCGGTAAACCATGCGTCTGTCCCTTGTTCCATAAGGCCAGGCCATGCGTTAGGTAAATCAAGCATTTGTAATCTCCTTGTAGCGTTTGTTTTTAGCGGTAATAACTTTGGCTTGCCACGCCTGGTCACCATCACAGCAAGCGTAAGCGCCGTTGTAAGCAAGTTTCAATTCGTCTACGGTTGCACAATTAGCCATGACCTTTAATTGTTCTTCAATAAACTTTACGTTTGGTTCTGACTTTTCAACAATTTCACGTTTGCGTGATGCTGCATTACCGTCATCATCCTCCGGCGCTATGCCACAAGCCGCCATCAAAGAATAGCGTCTAGCGTAAGTTAGCGCAGAGCCGTAACCCTGCGGGTCTTGTTTACTAGCGGGAACGTGCAGCTTGCCGCACTCCAGCATCTCGCCTGATTCGTGGACAAAGACCGTTTCCACGGTCACGCCTGTATCGTCCTGGCTAGTGCGCTGTATAAGGGCTATCCCTGCGGCGTTTAAGCTATCTACAACCGCCTCCACGCAACCGGCAAGGTCAACGTATTTGCTGCGGAAATGCGGGTTTGTAGACGTTTTTAACGCCGGTGCAAAGCCGCGCTGGGCCTTGACTAATGCTGATGCAATGTTTTTCATAGTGACCATCCGTAAACTAAAACCCAAGCCAAAGATATGCCGATAAACACGGCAAGCGAAATGTCTGCTAATTTTTTATTCATCATGCTCTCCAAATTGTTGAATTGATGTCCAAAGGTTGTCGCTCACATCGTCCAGGTTGTCGGACAGGCCGTTGTGAATGTCAGGGAAGTTTTTAGTCAATGACCAGTTCATGTCGTTTAATAACTTTGCAATTTCAAGGGGGGGGATAAAGCCGCGCAATAGTGCTTCGCGGAATTCAGCTAACAAAATGTGTATGTCTCTCATGTTTACTCCTTAAAAGACCCGTTAGGGATTAATGGGGCCAAAGCCCCGTTGTGGTTTAAATTAAGTGCCTTGCTGAAACTGGTATGTAACCGTACTTTTTCCACTCCATACGAATCAGCGGGCTGTACGGAGTTTTGTTTTTGTCTGCATTTGCCAATGCTCCATGAGTTTGGCTGCGAACTTTATAAATTTCACTTTTGCTCATTTTGTTTCCTAAAAAGACCCCAAGAAGTTCAGGGCATGGTTGAATTATAAATCACATTTGTGTAGCTGTGCAATCTTTTTTTAATAAATAAATTTATCATGTTTGTGTTGCCGATAGCTTTTTTAAATGGGGGCTAAGCCCCCGTTTTGTTTAAGCAAGTAAGAGTGACTCGGCTTGGGTTTTCATGCGGTCACCATTGCCGAACCAAGCATTGTTCATTCGCGTATCTACGTTGTGTCCACGCTCATGGTCAATGTATTGCGTTACAGCATTGAGCAATCCCCATTTAGTGCCATACACGCCAGAATTGTTAGCGCCCATTCCAGCACCATCAAACAATTCCATTACACGTTTAAAGCCCCGTGATTCTTTAAATGTATTGGTCTGCTGGTTGTATGCAGCAGGGTAAAGCTCATTAGTGAATTGCTTGGCGTATTCGCTGCTTACACCTTGACGGGCTAGGCGACGATAGTTGTCCATAATCCCATCAAACCCGCCAACAATCAAACCAAGTTTGTCGCGCATGATGCTTGCATCAAACTTTGCACCATGGGTAAGGTTTACCCTGCTTAATGCATTTTCACGGTCTGCTGCTGATAGTGTGTTATTGCATACAACTCGAATGCTTGTGAACTGTCCTACAGTTGCCGCCGACCCATCAAATGAAGTGCTGAGTAGCAAGTACCCTCGCACAGCATCATCTTGTAGAACAACTGCTTCCCGATTGACATTTGCCAATGCCCAAATTCGCTTGCCTCCTTTGATTGCACCAGCAACTTCTAATGTGAATCCAGCACTTTGTACAAGTGTATTAAAGAAGTCCAACACTTCAGCAGGTTGATGCACTTTGTATCGGTCTGTCACTACACCTAAAGCTGTATTTGTGTCACTGCGATAGATAACGTTTTGATTAGGCATTTCATTGTAGTTTTGCCCGTCACAGGTAAACATGATAGGTGCTAATTTTGCCTCCCAATCCAGCCCCGCCTCTTTGCGCCATACATCGATAGATGCATCTGCTGTAAGCTGCTGACCAAGCCCATGCCAAGGTGTCTGTCCTGCATAAGCAATTTCTGCTTTGCCGTTTGTAGTTTCAATTAAATGTGCCATTTTGATTTCCTTTTAAAAGACCCGTTAGGGAAAAAATGGGGGACAAAGCCCCCGTGGTTGGTTAGATGGTTTCAGTCAATGTTGCTTGATAGCGAGCAATCATGGGAGCGTTGTAAATGCTGTTCAATTGCTCTTTGGTAGGATGCAAAAAACTAGAGTAATCAGCCCATCCGCAGCTTGTAATCATCCCGCGCTCATGGCGCATAAGCTGCCACACAAAACCCGTATCTTCATGTTGATTACCAAGGATGTAAACCGTTGCATCTGTATGGCTGGTTAATGCAATCAGCATACCCGACGCAAGTTCTTGTCTGGTAATTTTTTTCTCTTTCATCTTCTTTCTTTCTTAAAAGACCCCAAGGGATTCAGGGCATGGCTAAATTATAAATCACATTTGTGTAATTTTATAAGTCTTTTAAAAATATAAATTTATGGGTTTTGCGTTTTTGATAGTTTTTTACAATGAGCAATGACTACACAATCGTGTATAATTCTATGGGATGGACATCTTAGAAATCGCAATCAAGGCAGCAGGCGGCACGGGTCGCCTGGCCTACATCCTGGACGTAAAACAGAACGTGGTTAGCAACTGGCGGCAGCGTGGTGTGCCCAAGGGCTGGAAGCAAGTGCTGCGCTACAAGTTTGTAAAACAAATTGCCGAAGCGGAAAAATTGGGGTAAAGTTAGGGCACGGCTACCTTTAGCGGGGGAAAAGACGATTCATCACCGTCCTGCCGATGCTTCTTTTCAGTGATGCGAACCGACGATGTGAGGTTGAAATGGCTAATAAAGTCGATATTTGGATGCCGCTATACGTGGCAGACTATCTTTCCGCTACTTCCCGATTGACTACAGAGCAGCATGGGGCTTACCTACTGCTGCTGATGGACTACTGGAAAAACGGCGCTCCCCCAAACAATGATGCAGTTTTAGCGCAGATCACCAAGTTATCGCCAGATGCTTGGAGTAATGCTCGGACTATGCTTGAGCCATTCTTTGAAGTATCAGAAAAGCAGTGGATTCAAAACAGGGTTGAGTCTGAAATGGAAAAGGCCAACCACAACAAAAAAGCCAACATAGAGCGTGGCAAGGCTGGCGCACAGGCTAGATGGGGTAAAAAGGATAGTCCGAGCATAGTTGGAGCAATGCTTGAGCAATGCTTGACAGATAGCTCTTCACCTTCACCTTCACCTTCATCTATATCTACAACTACAAAGAAGAATACAGTCGCCCCGCCTAGCGGCGTGACGGATTCTGTTTGGCAAGATTGGATAAGTTTGCGTAAAGCCAAACGAGCAGCAGTCACCCAGACCGCCATTGACGGAATAGAGCGCGAAGCACGCAAAGCAGGGGTAAGCCTACAGTCAGCCTTGGAAACGTGCTGTGCAAGGGGCTGGACAGGCTTTAAGGCCGATTGGCTGAAAGACAAAGGAGAGCAGAAATCCTTTGCTGAGAAGGACTACGATTTCAAACGTGCAAGATGGGAAGCGATGACCGGACGGACACAAGGCGAAGAAATGAAACCATTTTTGGAGTTAGAAGATGACACAACCAATTGACCGCTTGTTTGAGCGTTTGTCTATGACCTACGGGATTGCTTGGGACAATTCCATCGGAATGGCCCCGCTAAACGAAATCAAGTCGTTTTGGCTGCATGAGTTGTCAGGTTTTATGCAAAGCAAGGAATCCATGATGGCAATTTCATGGGCACTTAACCATTTGCCGGAACGCCCGCCGAACTTGGTGCAGTTTAAAAATCTTTGCTATCAAGCCCCAGCCATTGAAAAACCGCAATTGGACGCGCCGCCTGCCGACCCGGTACGAGTGCGAAAAGAATTGGAAAAATTGGCATCTTTGCGAATGGATAAGCCAAAAGTTGACCCAAAGGATTGGGCGCGGAAAATATTGGGTGACTATGCCGGTGGAGTGAAAAAGTCGCCTGCCGTGGTTCAAATGGCGCGAGATGCGTTGAGGATGTCAGCATGAGACGGGCGGCAAGGGTGGACGCTAACCAAGACCAAGTAATTGAAGCGTTACGGGCGGCTGGCGCTTACGTTTGGATAATTGGCTTGCCGGTAGACTTACTTGTGGGATACAAAGGGCGCACTATGTTGATGGAAGTTAAAACCGGCCCTAAAAAGCCTTTAACGGCCCTACAGCACGCTTTTTTTGCAAATTGGGTTGGTGGTACGCTGGCACGGGTTGACGGGCCGGAAGCAGCTTTAAACGCTTTGAAGATAATAGATGCGAAGCCTTGAGCAAAACCGCTTAATGTGGGCAAACTTAACCGACATTTCCGAACAAGTGGATTGGTACGGCAACAAATTGCACAAGGAAGAGTGGAAGGATGTGCTTACCGCCGCCTTAAAACAACAAAAAGTTGTGCCTGGCATCGAAGGCGGGTTTGTGGTCTTGGGTGCTAGAACAAGCAATATGACCGTAGCCGAAATGACCGAAATGATAGAGTTATCCACAGCCTTCGGGACACAACAAGGGGTTAAATTCCGTGCTTTACCCGAAACATAAATACGTCCGGTCTAAGGCTTTGCTTGAAGCCTGCCGGACAATTGCCTGCCAACATTGCGGGATAGAGGATGGGACGGTCTGCGCCGCGCATATAAATTGGGGCGGCGGCAAGGGGAAAGCCATAAAAGCGGACGATAACTTGGTCGCCAGCTTGTGCTTTACTTGCCACGCAGCCTTAGACCAGGGCGCGGACATGGATAAGGAACAACGGCAGGAATTGTGGCTAAAAGCCCACCGCAAGACTGTTTTAATCCTTTTGACCACCCGAAAGTGGCCCGACAAATTGCCTATTTCCGCATTGACGGAAGGGGAGCAGTCTTTTGAGATTTAGGATGGGCATGGGCCATATCGGTTTGCTCATGCTTGTGCAATTCTTTTGCCAAAGCCATTATTTTGCGTTGTTCGGACTTGTGTTCGCGTTCCATTTCATAGACAGCGGGGGTTGTGTGAACAGCTTTTTCACGTTTAAGGGTAAAGTTTGTAGCCATGGAAAAAATCTCCTATAATGACTTGGACATTGTAATGTCACCCGTAAACCTTGCAAGGAACTATCATGGGAAAAATGGACAAAGAAGTTTATAAGTCTGGCGCTTCTGGAGAAAAAATGCCTAAAGGCGTGTTGGCAAGCGACGAATCCGGCGAACGCCGTGGCAAAGTCGTAGGCGGCGTAGGCATGGGCAAGCAAGACGCCCACATGAATAAAGAGTTAAAAGGCGGCTCTAAAGAGGCCGTTTGCTACACTCACAACCGTAGTTCGTACCAATAATAGGCGGGAGGAATCAGGGAAACAGCCCTGACCCTCCCTAACCAAACCAAGGAGAATTTGGCATGGCTGATTCGCATTGTAGCAATTGCCTGTACTTTATTGACCATCACATGATGGGCCAGTGCAGGCGTTTCCCTCTATACCAAAACCGGCATAAAACGGAATGGTGCGGGGAACACAGGTCGCCGGTAATCTTGACCACCGTAGTTACAAACGACACAATTACGGTTACAGAGCATAAAAAGCGCGGCAGGCCGCCACGGGTGCTTGTTCCGCTAACCGTGAAAGGGGACGTAGAATGAACTTATCGCCCCTACAAAACAGGGTTGTGGTCAAACCCCAGGTTAGAAATTTATCTGATATCATAATCGTGAACAACAAAGAGCCTTTCAACGAGGGAACAATTGTTGCTTGTGGCCCTGATGTTTACGAGGTAAAAGTTGGGGATTTTATTAAATACGGCAACGGGGACTATCTGAAATGGCCTACCCACAAGATTGACGGGCAGGACTACCAGGTAATCCAAGAGGCCGACATTTGTGCGGTGGTGGAAGATGAAGCACGATAAGCCAATAGCCCATAAAACCACGGGGAAGGGTAAAACCTACAACCCTACAGACAAGGGGGCGGGAATGAATGCTAAAGGCCGCGCAGAGTACAACGCAAAGAACGGCAGCAATTTAAAGCCGCCAGCACCAAACCCTAAGACAAAAGCGGATGCGGGACGAAAGGCTAGTTTTTGCGCCCGAATGGAAGGTGTGGTTAAAAACGCCAAAGGGCCAGCAGAACGGGCCAAGGCATCATTAAAGAATTGGAACTGTTAATGGCTTCTAAACCTGGCTTGTATGCCAATATCCACAAAAAGCAAGAACGGATAGCCAAAGAGAAGGCTGAGGGTAAACCCGTAGAACGTATGCGTAGCCCTGGCGCTAAAGGCGCACCCACAGCGGCAGCATTTAAGCAATCGGCTAAGACCGCCAAAAAATGAAAATTACCCAAAAGAAAGTTACAGAACTAATTCCCTATGTAAACAATAGCCGCACCCACTCTGACGAACAAGTGGCACAGATTGCGGCGAGCATTAAGGAATTTGGCTGGACTAACCCAATCCTGGTAGATGGATCAAACGGCATCATTGCAGGGCATGGGCGCTTGCTTGCCGCCCGTAAGCTAGGGTTTAAGGAAGTGCCAACCATTGAACTGGCAGACCTGACCGACACCCAACGCAAGGCATATATTATTGCCGACAATAAACTGGCTTTAAATTCTGGTTGGGACAATGAAATGTTAAAGCTGGAGCTTGGCGAGATTGAAAAACTCGGTTTTAATTTAGAATTAATGGGTTTTGACCCGTCAGAATTTAATTTCACTGCGGTGGATTATTCTGTGTTAGATGGCGAGGATATTGAAGAACAACTTGATGAAATGGCAAACGGTGTTCGGAAAGCAATTCAAATTGAGTTCGAGCCAGAGCATTTTGAGGAAGCGCAAGAACTGGTTAAATTTTGGCGTGAGCAAAAAGCCTATATTGGCATGATGCTGATGAACTATTTGCGTAATGAAAAAAACAAGCTGTGAAAATTTTTTTAATGTATTACGACAGATTTAAAGAGGCAACAACTTCTTTAGAGCTTGGTGAGCATCAAGAGAAACATATTGTGTTATGTCATAACAATGCGGATAAGTTTAGTTGTATTTCTAAATACGGCATTCTCATAGAGACTAAAGAGCCAAAAGGCATACAAAACAATTTTAATTATGCACTTAATTCTTTAAAAGATGGCGAATGGGCTATTTTTATGAGTGATGACTATATTCGTTCTAAAAAATACGAAAAAGGGCAATTCGTCTCAGCCAGCATAGATTATGTTTTAAATGAATTAAAGAAAACCATAGAACTAGCGGACAAAGCAGGAGTGAAGTTGGTAGGATTAAATTCTACAGGCAATGCTCTTTATGCCAAAAGCAAGTATGGCAAATTTGGATTGGTAGATGGCAGAACATACGCTATAAAAAAAACCAATTTTAAATTTCACTCAGATATATGCACAGCAACAGATTATTATGCTACCGCATATCATTTAAATAAATATGGTGGGAACCTTGTCAACAATCATTTTTTTATGGAATACGCCAGATATTCTGAAAAAGGCATAGGTACAATAGAGCAAAGAGCCAGCCAAAAAATTAAAGATGTTGCGCTTTTAAAACAGTTGTTCCCTAACAACATTGAAATTAGGAGTAAAAGCGGTCAGCCAGCAGGCAGTCATTGCGTTGTTAAAAAATGAAAACAATAGAACTAATTAACATTCCTAACGATGTAAAAGTCGGTGATGTATGTGGAAACATTCCTCCCAACATCACTGAAAGCACTATTTTTACTGTAAATGGGGAAATAGTTGGATTTTTTCTAAAGAAAGTGCCTGAAAAACTAGAAAAACTCATTAACGTCGCTAATGCGGAGTTCCTTACCGATAGAGTGCCTAAAGAAACAATGAACCGTGGGCCTGTTGGTAGCAACTATTACAAAAAAAAGCAGGAAGAACAGGGAATTAAAAGGGTAAGCCAATACAGTACGATTCTTGGAAGTTGCGCACCCAAACCTCATATGAGACTGCCTTACCCGCGAATGGCGATGGTACATCAAGATAAAAATGCTCGAACATTCGTAAAAGCAATGTTAATGGCATGTACAGAAGCAGAAAATGTAATTAAAGAAATTGCCCCAGAACTATATAAAAAACAACTTAGCATCATTACCGAAAAAGTTCCACCTAAATGGAGATTCGGTAGATTATTTACAAGTAGCATTAGTAATTTTAACATCGCAGCGAGTTATCACCGAGACGCAGGTAATTTGGAGGGTTGCGCCAATGTCATCATTACCAAAAGAAACAACGCTAAAGGTGGCAATCTAAATGTGCCGGATTACGGAGTGACGATGGACTCCTGCGATAATTCGATGCTGGTGTATCCAGCTTGGCGAAATGTGCATGGCGTAACACCTATCTTGCCAACCATGGAAGGTGGATATCGCAATAGCTTGATATTTTATCCACTCAAGGCTTTTAATGCATACTGGTAATATATGATTAAAATTGCTTAAATTTAACCAAATTCCCCTCAATAAAATGAATCACGAACATTTGCCTACAGATGAATCACGCCGCTTAGTTGAAAGCACTAGCGGGTTAGGCTTGCCCCATGAGCAAATAGGCATATTGGTGGGGATAGACGATAAGACGTTACGCAAGCACTACCGGCACGAACTAGACACCGGCAAAGCCAAAGCAAACGGGCAAATAGCCAAAACGCTGTTTTCTAAGGCACTGGCTGGCGATACAACCAGCCTGATATGGTGGACAAAAGCTCAAATGCGGTGGTCGGAAACGGTTAAGCAGGAACTGACCGGCGCTGATGGCGAGCCGCTACAAGGCATCCAGGTTAGCTTTGTAAAGCCTAATGACTGACGTACAAGGCGCAATAGCCAACGCGCAGTTCCCGCAGAAGCTGCAATGTTTGTTCCAGCCTGAGAAAAAACGCTACCGAATCTTGTACGGTGGACGGGGCGGCGCTAAGTCTTGGGGGGTAGCTAGGGCTTTGCTGATAAAAGGCGCACAAAGGCCGTTGCGTATCCTTTGCGCCCGTGAGTTTCAGACATCTATTCGGGATTCCGTCCACAAATTATTGTGCGACCAAATTATAGAACTGCGCCTGGACGGGTTTTACGAGATTACGCAAAGCAGTCTACGGGGCAAAAACGGGACGGAATTTTCATTTGTTGGCCTTAAAAACAACGTGGCTAACGTAAAATCCTACGAAGGCGTGGACATTTGTTGGGTAGAAGAAGCCCAAACGACCAGCCGGTTGTCGTGGAACGTCTTGATTCCTACCATTCGTAAGGATGCAAGCGAGATATGGGTAACGTTTAACCCCGAGTTGGAATCTGACGAAACCTATCAGCGGTTTGTGATTTACCCACCGGCAAACTCTGTAGTCCAAAAGATTAACTGGTCGGATAACCCGTGGTTTCCCGAAACGCTGGAATTGGAAAAGAATTCTTTGCGGGACAGGGACATTGAATCGTACAACACCGTTTGGGAAGGAATCTGCCGCCAATCCGTAGATGGTGCGGTGTTTGCCCGTGAAATGCAAATGGCAGACCTTGAGGAACGCATCACTAAAGTGCCTTACGACCCGTCCAAACCCGTCCATGCGGTCTTTGACTTGGGTTGGTCGGATGCTACAGCAATATGGTTTGTCCAATGGATTGGCATGGAAACCCGCCTAATTCGCTACCATGAGGACAGTCAAAAGACGATTTCCGAGTACCTAGCTAAGATGCAAACCTATGGTTACGTCTACGATACACTCTGGCTACCGCATGATGCCGAGAACAAAACCCTCGCAGCGGCAGGCCGTTCTATCGACCAAATTGTGCGGGCAGCAGGGTACAAAACCAAAATTATCCCAAGAACGCCAATTCCTGATAGTATTAACGCCGCAAGGACGCTTTTTCGCAATTGCTGGTTTGATAGGGAAAACTGCGCCGATGGGCTACAATGTTTGCGACATTACAGGTTTGACGTTGACCCCGACACAAAGGCGTTCAGCAAAAACCCGTTGCATGATGAGTACAGCCACGGCGCGGATGCGTTCAGAATGCTAGGGTTAGTTGTCAATGAGCCTAAGAAACGGGTAGCAAAGCAGACTTACCAAGTACCACAGTCATGGATGGCCTAAATGGATATTGACCCAATCATTGACGAAGCGATTGACTTCCTCAAACTCTGCAACGATGCAGACACCAATAACCGCCAAGAAGGGTTGGAGGATTTAAAGTTTGTCAATGGCGACCAATGGCCCGTTGAACTACAAAACTCCCGCAATCTAGAATCGCGGCCCGTCCTGACCATTAACAAGCTAGATGGGTACTGCCGACAGGTTACCAATCAGCAGCGTCAGCAGCGCCCACGCATCAAAGTACACGCCACAAACAACGAAGCGGACGTTAAGACCGCCCAAGTGATTGAGGGCATGACCAGGCATATTGAGGTCAATTCCAATGCGGATACCGCATACGACACGGGGTTTGACCACGCTGTAAGGATGGGTTGGGGCTATTGGCGCGTAACCACAAATTACGTTAAAGAGGATTCGTTCGATCAGGAAGTTTATATCGACGCTATTCCTAACCCATTTACCGTTTACTTTGACCCCAATTCCGAGCGCGTAGACGGGTCAGACGCAGAGCGCTGCCTTATCACCACCATGATGAGCAAAGCCAAATTCCGTAAGTTGTATCCCGATAATGATGACGGAACATCGTTTACCCAGCGAGGAACGGGTGATACACAGTCGGAATGGATAACCAAGGAAGACATTCGGATTGCCGAATATTTCTACGTCCACCGCGAATCGGCTACCCTTTACCAGTTGTCTAACGGAACGTCCACATTTGCAGAAGGTAAAGACTTCCGCGCCCGTTTAGAGGCAGCAGGCATCCAAATCCTTGACGAGCGTAAGTCGTTCAAGCGCACGATCAAGTGGAAAAAGCTGACCGCGATGGAAGTCATCGAGGAGCGCGATTGGCCTGGCACTTACATTCCTGTTGTGCCTGTTTATGGGCGGCACGTTGTGATTGGGGATAAACGCCACAAGTTTGGCATGGTGCGCCACGCTAAAGACGCGCAACGGATGTATAACTTTTGGCAGACAACCATTACCGAGTCTGTTGCCTTGGCTCCAAAAGCCAAATGGATAATGGCTGAAGGCCAAGACGAAGGCCACGAAAGCGAATGGGCAGCGGCTAACGTTAAGTCTTTCCCATTGCTGCGTTACAAGCAAACGGACATTGATGGGCAGACAGCGCCACCCCCGCAGCGTTTACAGCCCGAGCCACCGCCTGCCGGAGTGATGGCAGCAGCCGCAGGAATAAACCAAGACATTGCAACATTGATGGGCATTTTTGACCCTTCGCAACAGTTGCCAGGCAATATATCGGGTAAAGCGTTAAACGGACAACAGCAGCAAGTTGACCTAACAAACTTCGATTTCTATGACAATCTGACAAAATCTATATCGCATACCGGCAAGATTATCCTAGACCTTATCCCGCACATTTACGATTCCGAGCGCGTAATGCGGATTATTGGGGATGATGGCAAGCCCGATTTGGTGACAATTAACCAAGGCAAGCAAGACGAAAATGGCGTGTTTAAAGTTATGCACGACATGACCGTCGGACAATATGATGTGGTAATGGATACCGGCCCAGGCTTTAACTCTAAGCGCCAAGCAGCGGTAGATAGCATGATGCCATTGGTAACGGGCAACGCCGAATTGTTTAAAATTGCTGGCGACCTTGTGTTTAGGAACATGGACTTTCCTGGCGCAGAGGTCATTGCTGACCGGCTGGCAGCGGCTAACCCGCTTGCCCAGATTGACGATAAATCACCCGTGCCGCCGCAAGTTCAGATGCAATTGAAGCAAAACCAAGCGCAAATGCAGCAAATGCAGCAACAAATGCAGCAAATGCAAATGATGATTAAGCAGCGTCAGGACATAGAACAGGTCAGGCAGGACGCAGAAACTAAGCGGGTGCTAATTAAAGAAACCAATCGCGCCCACGAAATGGAATTGACAAACGCCGAGCGCCATAAAGAAATGGAAATGAAGATGGAAGCATCGGCCCATGAAGTTGTGATTAAGACCGAAACCCAAAAGGAAATTGAACGCATGAAGGCCGAAGTTGCCCTAATGTTGGCAAGTTTGGACAAGGCATCGGCACACGCTGCTTCATTGGAAACAACGGAACGCGCTATATAAATTTGTGGTATAAACCACACAACCTTACCAGTTGGGTTTCAACTGGGCAAAAATCTTGAGGAAACTCATGTCAAGTGAAAAAGAAGCCGGTCAGGTACTGACTAGCGAGAATGCAGCGGAATTTTATTCGAATAAACTTGGATTAGCTGACAATAGCCAGACTCCCGAGGCTGAAACATCAGAGCCGGTTGAGGAAGCAGATCAGAGTGAACCAAGCGAAAACAAGGACGCTAAACCGACAGAGGAACGGAAACAGAATCCGAAACTTGAAAAGCGGTTTTCAGAGATAACTAAGCAACGCGAACAGGCCCGCCAAGAAGCGGCGCAGGAACGTGAGGCAAGGCAAAAGCTGGAAACCGAGATAGCGGCGATTAGGCAGCAGCAACAACCCCAACAGGTTAAATCTGCTGACGAAAAGCCACAGCCAAGTCAATTTGTCGATGCTTTTGAATACGCAGAGGCATTAGCAGATTGGTCGGCTGAGCAAGCATTGGTAAGGCGGGATAGGGAAGATTTGCAGCGCAGGGCAGACGAAGCGCAACAGAAAGTAATTTCTAGTTGGGCGCAGAAAGTGGCAACAGCGAAGGCAGAGATACCCGATTTCGATGACATGGTGGCCTCAAGTGGTGTTGCGGTAAGCGACCCTATTCGGGATGCCATTTTGGAAAGTGACGTAGGCCCACAAATCCTTTATCACTTAGCCAAAGAAGACGATCTTGCAAGAAAGATTGCTTCAATGTCGCCAAACGCTGCGCTACGCGAGATTGGGAAACTGGAGGCCAAGTTTGAGAAGCAACCTGAGACTAGGCCGAGTAATCCTGTTGGCAAAAGTAAAGCACCACCACCGATTAGCCCTATTCGGAATGCTGGAAGCGCAAACAACGTAGAGATTGGCTCAGACGGTCAATTTCACGGAAGTTACCAAGCGTGGAAAGCGGCGCGTAAGGCTGGTCGAATTCGATAGTTTTTATATTTAAGGAAAAATCATGGCAAATAATTTGCTAACTATTTCCAAGATCACCAACGAAGCGCTGATGGTCTTGGAGAATGAGCTTACTTTCACTTCGGAAGTAGACCGTAACTATGACGATCAGTTCGCCGTAGTTGGTGCAAAGATTGGTAACACCGTTAACGTCCGTAAGCCTGGTCGTTTTATTGGTACTACCGGCCCTGCGCTGAATGTTGAAGATTTTAACGAAACTAGTGTGCCAGTTACCCTGTCCACGCAGTTTCACGTTGATACCCAGTTCACCACTCAGGACTTGGCTCTGTCTTTGGATATGTTCTCTGACCGTGTTCTAAAGCCCGCTGTCGCTGCAATCGCTAATAAGATTGACCGCGATGGTATGGTTATGGCTAACCTCAATACCGCCAATATCGTCGGTACTGCTGGTACGCCTCCCACTGGTCTGATTACTTATCTGACTGCTGGTGCTTACATGGACAGCGAAGGCGCTCCGCGCGATGGTCGCCGTTCTTGCATTATTGAGCCGTTTACCTCTGCAACTATTGTTGACAGCCTCAAGGGTCTATTTGTGCCCCAAGAAGCTATCGGCGAACAGTATCGCAAGGGCTTGATGGGTCGTGATTCCGCTGGCGTTAACTGGAAACTTGACCAGAACGTGGTAAGCCAAACCTTTGGTTCGTGGAGCGCTAATACTATTGCGATCAACGTAACTACGGCAACCGGCTTCCTCACTTCCGGCTGGGCATATAGCAGCACCGTGTCGATGGCAGCTTCTTCGGCTTCTACTTTGAATGCTGGTGATGTGTTCACTATTCCTGGTGTGTTTGGTGCTAACCCACAGAATCGTCAGTCGTATGGCAAGCTGCGTAACTTCGTAGTTCTGTCCACCACTTCTGTCGGCACTGGCGCTACTAGCGTTCAAATTTCTCCAGCAATTATTACTGCTGGTCAATTCCAGAACGTTGTTATCACTTCTAGCGGTTCACAAAACATTACGGCGTTTAACAACACCGGCGTGTCTTCTCCGCAAAATATGATGATGCACCGCAATGCGTTTACGCTTGCAGTCGCTGATTTGGAATTGCCGGATGGTGTGCACTTTGCTGGTCGTGCAAGCGATAAGGAAATTGGTTTGTCTATGCGTGTTGTGCGTCAGTACACCATTAATAACGACTCGATTCCTACCCGTCTTGATGTCTTGTATGGTTGGGCTCCACTCTACCCTGAGTTGGCTTGCCGTATTGCAGCTTAATCAATAAAGGAACTTATCATGGCAAATCCAGGCCCAGCAGTAACCATTTCTGCTCATCCCCAAGGCGCTACTACCGGCACAACCTTGCGTCTTGTAGGCACGATTAAAAACGTGAATGCAAACACTACCGGCAATTATGCTATCCAAGTGGTTAACTCCGCTGTGTATTTGTTGCAAAGTCTGATTGTTACCAATCTGAATAACGCAGGTGCTTCTGTCACTCCTACCGGATTGGCAATGGGCATTGCTGCTACTTCGGGTGGTTCTAGTCTGTACGGCGCAATCACTGCCGCTAACTTGAGTACCCCTCAAGGCGTGTCGCTGGTTGCTCCTACTGCATCAACTACCGCTAACACCGTGCAAAACCTGTACTTGAACGTAACCGCTGGACTGACAACTGTCGTCACTGGCGCTACGTTTGACGTATATGTTTACGGCTACGACTTTAGCGTACCGTTCTAAACTGATGTAAGCGAAAGAGGCCATCTCTGAAAAGGGGTGGCCTTTTTTCGTTACAATTTAAACACCTTCTAAAAGGAATTCACCATGTCATCTACGACTGTTACCCGTGGAAACTCCCACGAAACTTTTTACATAGCCCCTGTTCTTGCGCCTGCCGCTGTTGCTTCTTACACTAGCGCGGTGCAGACGTTTACCGTTCCTGGACTTCAAACCACCGATTTTATTAAAGTTTTTGGTGCGGTTGCAGTACAAACTGCTGGTATTATTCCAGGCGAAGCTGATTGCTACACGGCTAATGTGTTGTCTTTACAATTTTTGAATGCAACTGCGGCAAGTGCTACACCAGCACAAGGCGCATATACCATTCAAATCGTTCGTGCTGAAGGCCCATTGCCCGTTACGGCTGTTTAATATGGCAAACACGACTGTCCTACGACTAGCGGGTAAAACAATCGCTATTTCTGTGACAGCATCATCTACTACGGCTACCATTGTTGAAGACCAAACGAACGACCAAGTAAACTTTGCGGCGTTTTTAAACACCGGCGCTGTCGCCGTTGCGGTCAAAATGGGGGATGCTAACGTAGGTGCTGCTGTGTTGCCGGTGTCTGGTACACCTGGTGACTTTTTGCTTCCAGCGGCAATGACTGTTCCCATTGTTTTGGCTTGCCCAACTATTCCCTTTTATGTTCGCATGATTGGTGCAGCGGCTGGCCCTTCATTGGTTTATGTAACCCCTGTAGGCGATCAAAGCTAATATGACTGACCCTGCCAAAACGATAGACCAAAACATCCTGCCTGTACAGGCATTGTTTAATTTGGACAATACGTTCCAGACGTTTATCGGGCAGGGTCAGCCATTTACGGCAACAATTAACCCAAATCAGTCGGGTCTGCACATAACAAGCAGCACGATTGACAGCACGACAATCGGCGCTACAACCCCGTCCACGGGTGTTTTTACAAACATTGCGACCACAACGGGCACAATTTCAACCGCCCCATCAAGCGCAAACGATATTGTCAATAAAGCATACGCTGATGCAATTGTTCAAGGGTTAAACCCCAAAAGCGCTTGCCAAGCGGGTACAACCGTAAATATCACGTTGTCGGGGCTTCAAACAATTGATACGGTTTCCGTTATTGCTGGCGACTATGTTTTAGTAAAAAATCAAACTGCTGCCGCTGAAAATGGAATTTATGTTGTATCCGCAACGGCGTGGACACGTTCCCCGCAAATGGATACATGGGCAGAAGTTCAAGGCGCTTATACCCTTGTCCTTTATGGGACGCAGGCCACAACCGGATGGGTTTGCACTTCCACAAAAATTGGCACGATTGACATTACCGCAATAACATGGACGCAATTTAATGCTGCTGGTTCATACACCGCAGGAACAGGGTTAACCCTTACTGGAAACACTTTTTCCATTACCAATACTGGAGTTACAGCGGCTTCTTATGGTTCTGCTTCAAAAACACTTACGGCAACGGTAAACGCGCAAGGCCAGTTAACGTCATTGGCAGATACAAACATTGCAATTGCAAATACGCAAGTCACGGGCTTGGGCACAATGTCCACCCAGAACGCAAACAGCGTAGCAATCACGGGCGGCACAATCACAGGAACGCCGATTAGCGGCTCTACGGTTGGTGGTAGCACTATCACCGCATCGACTCAGTTTAGCGGCCCTGGCACGGGTTTAACGGGCACGGCAAGCGGTTTGTCTATTGGTGGAAATGCGGCTACCGCGACTTCAGCTACAACGGCGGGTTCGGCAACTACCGCAGTAACATCAACAAACCTTGCTGGCGGCGTAGCGGGGTCACTTCCTTATCAATCCGCATCGGCTACGACTGCCATGTTGGGCATCGGCTCAACGGGCCAAGTGCTTACGGTATCGGTTGGTTTACCTTCGTGGGCATCCACTTCAAGCATTGCGGTAACAAGTTTTAGCGCAGGCACTACAGGGTTTACCCCTAGTTCAGCTACTAATGGCGTGGTTACTTTAGCGGGCACGCTTAATACAAGCAACGGCGGCACGGGGTTAACCACATTTACATCGGGCGGCGCGGTTTACGCTACGTCAACTTCGGCATTGACCACCGGCACTTTGCCCGTGGCATCGGGTGGAACGGGGGTAACAAGTAGCACGGGAACAGGCTCGGTTGTATTGTCTACCAGCCCCACATTGGTAACGCCTGCTTTGGGCACTCCAACAGCCCTTGTATTAACTAGTGCTACGGGTTTGCCTTTAACCACTGGCGTGACGGGAACGCTACCAATTGCAAACGGGGGCACAAATGGCACAGCGACTCCAACTGCGGGCACGGTGGCGTATGGCACGGGTACAGATTATGCGTTTACTGCGGCGGGCACTTCTGGGCAAGTCTTAACGTCTAACGCTTCGGGCGCTCCTAGTTGGACAACCCCTACGGCGGCAATCACGGTCACGGACGATACAACTACCGCATCCACGCGATACCCACTTTTTGCGGCGGTCACAAGCGGAACGTTATCTACCGAGTACACCAGTTCTACTAAATACCAATATGTACCTTCTACGGGCACATTGTCGGCAACCGTGTTTAGCGGCTCGGGCGCAAGCCTTACAAACGTTAATGCAGTAAACGTTGGAATTACGGAAGACACAACAACCGCAACGGCTGTTTATCCCACTTGGGTAACTGCAAATACTGGAAATCTTCCTGTAAAAACAACGTCAACTAAACTTAGTTTTACGCCATCTACAGGCGCATTACGGGCCTCGCAACTTATAATTGCACCATAAGGAAGCATCATGGGAACTTTAACTTTTCAAGCAACATTAGGCGGGTCGGTTAATTTGCTTGGCCCAAACACCGCAGCAACGGTAAATTTAACATTGCCAAGCGCGGACGGCACTAGCGGCCAGGCTTTGCAGACTAACGGCAGCGGCACGCTTTCTTTTGCTACTTTAGGCATAGGTGGCGGCGGTACGGGTTTAACGTCTTTTACGGCTAACCAAATACATTACGGGTCGTTTAGCCAATCTGCGGGCTTGACCTTTGACGGGACTAACTTTGCCACCACCGGCACGGCAACGGC